TTCTTCGTTTGGTTCAATAGATCCAGCTAAAATATCACAATCTTTACCCATCTTAGCATACATCACTGCGTTACGAAAATTGCTTTGATCTATTGAATATTTAGCAGCCCAGTAATACGCTTCAGGTCTCGCAGGGAGAACAGCAATAGCAGATTTAATAAGGCCTTTCACTGTTTGTGTTCTAGCCTCTGATCTTGCAAACACCGCTGCACCAAGCACCATACATTTATATTGTAATTCTTTTTCCTTGTACGTTTCACCTTTACAGAAATCAGCAGCTCTTAAATACCAACCAAATGCTGCAGCGCCTTGCTTAAGTTTATCGTATTCTTTAGCAAGTTCAAACATTTTAAACGGGTTACTGTAGTCTAAAACAACATCATTTAGAACTTTCATATTTTTAAACTTCATTATCGTCACCCTCTATCATTCGTTTTTCCATCGACTCTTTGATGTCGTAAATCTTTTCCTTCTCTATGATGGAAATTATCAATTGCGTTAAGTCAAGGTCTTTTTGGAGAAACATCATTTTCTGTTGTATTTTTTCTATCTGTTCTCTATAGTATTCTATTTCTTTTTCTTTGCGTAGCTTAGTCTCAAGTATATCAGTAATTTGAATTAGCTTCTTGGTCATAATCTATTCTCCATAAAGAAATTCAGCAAATACTGTCAAAGGCAAACGTAATATATACGACGCATTGTCTTGCCATCCATATGAAATAAGAATATCATTACCTAATACAGTAGCGCCAGTAACAAATTCAATGTTATAATCTTGAGCTTTAACGTGATCGTAGTATGTTCCCATAAAATGGAACTCTTTTGATTTATGAACGATATTCCAATCGTTATCCCACACTATTACTCTGTGCGCATAGTTACCATCTTTTCTTCCAAATGGATCTCGTAATAGATTAGTTTCGTGAACGAATGCCATTCTTTGGTTTTCATTAATGCGAATTACTTGTGATCCACCTCTAAAGTCCTTGTTTGCTTCAACCCATTTAGTTGCATCGTACACTGCATCTTCAGTTGTACCGTTCTCGATATCGAACTTAATAACTTGTGTTGGGTTTGTCCACTTAACAAAATGATAAGGCATATCAAGGATTGGCATCCAATTCTTTTCACAATAAGAAGCATCATCACCTGGAGCTGGAATAGGATGGCGTGATATTTCTGTCCATTCACCATTAACGAATTCTATATTAGCCATTTCCATACGGCCTTTACCTTTAGCATCATAACAATCACGACGCACACCACAAAGAAACAGCTTATCATCCCAACTAAAGAGTCTTGCATCTTCAAGGCCAATAAAGTTCCACGTTGGTTCTGTATCCAAAACCATGTTAACTCTTTGTGCTGAAGCGAGATTAAGATTTTTGTCGAACTCACACATAACATTGTGTGTTCTTAGTGTTACATCTGTTTCAGGATGTATGTATACTAAAGGACCCCACTGGTGAGGAAACTGTTTACCTTCAGAATGGTATAGAATATAATTAACGTGTCGTACGTTAACTAACAACTTACCTTTATGTTGAAAAATAGAGGGGTTCATTATACCAGTTTCGTTCCCAAGAACTTCAGTTGGTATACAAATTGGGTGTAATGAACCACCTCTTTTTAGTGCGTAATTAGCTAAGCCGCCTGTATGTAAATCGTGCATATTCTCTCCATAATGTAAACCTATAACGAATTATAGTTAATCTTACCAGCTTGGTACGATCTCAGTCATAGTATTTTGTTCAACTTTATTCGCCAGAATTTTATTTATAGCGGCGGTATCTGAAGTAGATAAGGATTCTTCTATCCAACCTACTACAATTACTTTAGTTACATCGTCTAATGCGACGAAGTCTGCTGCTGATATATCAGCTACACTTAGCTTAGTAGAAGAAACATAAGATGCAGTTTTATTGTCAGCATTCGTTGCGATCTTTCTCCATTTAATAGAAACGATCGCGTCAGCAAGATCTTCACCAGCGGCATTCGTTTGGTCTAAAGTGCCAAGTTTTAAAATTTCCCAAGTATAAGTCATGCTTTATCTTTCTTTATTCTGGGTTGTCTGATGGAGCAGGAGTTGGTTCACCCCAAGGTAATGCTTCGCCTGATACTTCTGTTTCTACATTAGCTGTAGCATCAATTATTGCGTTTAATTGCTCATCGATATGCGCTTTGTACATCGGATCAGTATTAATAGCGTTAGCAATCCATGCTGTAACATCTTCTTCAGTAAGATCGTTAAAAGATGTAAATGATCCAGCTGGAACGTTAGCTGCTGAGAAAGGTGTAGCACCAGACCAACTTGCTGAAACTCCATCTTCGTTTGTTCCTGTAATATCCCAGTAAGTTTGTACAACAGCATTTGTTAGTGTTGCACCTTCTGAATTTACTTCGTCTCTAACTTTTAAGTTGCGGACTTTGTATGTATATGTAAGTGCCATATTTTATCTCCGTTATTCGGTTGTCATTGTATTTATTTATAAGTCTATTTATACATTATCCTCTGTACAAATATAAATCAACAGGTACGCAAATTCTAAGACTAGAATAGTAAGGATTTACGTGGTGGTAAGTAAAACTTGGAAAAATCATAAAATCACCTGACTTTGGTGTAACAGATTTTCTATCAAATAACGGATTAAACCAATCATCGTAACCACGATTAGCATTAGTTCTTGGATCAGAGAAAACAATATCACCACCATTCTCTTGATCTTCTGCCAAGACGTAGAACACAGCCGATAAGTGAGCTCCAGAATGATTGTGTATAGTCATCTGATAATCTTTACCGTGACCTGTAATCCACCCTTTCATTTCATAATTACTAAAGTCTTCTATTCTTTTACCAATAACTGAAGTAAGATAGTCATTAAACTTATCGTAAATGATACCTCTAAAATTAGTCATGGCTTCTGATCCATCGTCTAAAATATTAGCATTAGCGATGTCACTTGGCGGGTTATGCATATCATAACTTGTGAATACATGTTCTACCAAACCAGTAGTATCAAACTTACCTTTGCCAACGTGAGTCGGCCACATATTTAATATATCCATTTCACTTCCTCATTATGTAATAACTTTATTTATAACCGTTTACAAGGCCCTCAATATAGCATATAAAGGTTATAGAAGCTAAAACAAAAGGAATCAGTTATGAATATGTACACAAAATCAATCATGTCTCTCTTCAACGTTAGCGTAGAAGTTGCAAAAACAATCCAATTTCAGATGGAATGTTCTGATTTTGATTTTTCTGAAGCTACTAACAAGCAGTTCAAGCAAGAAGCAGAATTTGCAATGATGGACCTTGGCCTCGTAGTATAAATACATTTATATTATGAGGAAGGTGACTATGATTTTTCAAGACTTTGAAAACTTCTTATTAACAGAAGAATGTTTTGATAATCACGATGTTTCCGTCATCGACAAAGACGGGCTTCAACACTATCTAAATATAAACAACGAAGACTATATGGCTTATCTTGCTGTTATTTCTCTTGAGCTTGGCGTTTGGGGTAATACAATAAAAGTTGAGCAAATAGAAAAATGGTTTGATTATAACGATAGAACTGCACATGCATTTTATAACCAAATGAACAGCGGAACTTTTAGTGTACATACCGACCCTGTTGATGTATTAATAGAATGTTTAGACGGCAGAAAATACATGGAAGTTGAAGGTAAAGAGATAGTCTTAGAACCACACGATACTCTCCTCATACCAGCAAATACTGAGCATAGAGCGCTCAATAAAGAAAAGGCGTTAATGATCTCATATGGCATTCATGACACAGAAACACTTAATGGTTTACGTGAAGACGACCGAGACTTGCAATCTAGATTGTAGTCACTGTTTTACTTCTGGCACAAATGGACGTAAGATCTATTTTGATGCAAAGAAAACCGCGAATTGGTGTAACGAATTAGATACACAAGATAACGCAATCCACTTTGAATATCATGGTGGTGAACCTATTCTTGCGCCTATGGAAGACTTACTTGAGTTTTATAATATAACGAAGGCTCAGTGGGGAGATAGGTGTACACATGGTATTACTACAAACTTAGTTTATAAAATGACTGACGAACGACTTAAGTTTTTAAAAATGATTGACGGTGGTTCAATTGGTACTTCTTGGGACCCAAATATTAGATTTAAAAACGAAATGCAGAGATCGTTATGGGAAAAGAATGTAAAACTTTTAGTTGAGGAAGGGTGCTTTGTTAAGTGCTTTATATCTGCATCAAAAGATGTTGTAAAAATGGAACCTCTTGAAATTGCAGACTATATGCATTCGTTAGGTATCGGATCTATTAGTTATGAGCGTTTAACTCATGATGGTAATGCTACTATTAATCTAGATATTTTTCCGCATAACTCAGAGCTTGATGCTTTTTGGATGAAGATGCATGAAACGACTGAACACCATCCAGTTCATAACGGCTTTCTTAACACGGTATACGACAAGTTTAGTAAAGGTCAATTCTTTAATGGAACATTCTG